GTTAAAAGTGCTGCTTTTATTCTTGAATGTTCCCCTGAGGATTTTTTCACAGAGAATCAATTAAACACCGCACTAGAAACCAATAAAAGAGTTCTGGAAGTCGAGGAAGCAGAGCTTCAATTCATGCTTGAGAATAAACAGGTGATGAAGTCACTAGAACAATCAGTTTATGAAACTGAACGAACAAAAGCGATTGATAACGCTTTAGAGTTACTGACTCCTAGAGAATGTAAAGTTATTGAGATGCGCATGGGTGTAGGTAAAGCTAATCGTGAACATACACTAGAAGAGGTTGGTGAAGTATTTGGTGTTACTAGAGATAGAATTAGACAAATAGAAGCAAAGGCTCTTAGAAAGTTAAGACATCCAAGAAGAGGTGAAAATCTCAGGGAATTTATCCAGGGTGAATTATGAGTCTTCAAGAATGGATAGATAATAAGTTTGCGCTAATAGCTGAGAAGTTACCAACATTGGTTCACACTGAACCTGCAAGCTTCTCATGTGGATTTAATACAGGGTACAAGCAAGCGTTGCTAGAACTTGACCGGAGAATGCTTGAAGACGATACAAGTTACTATCACTGTGCTCATTGTCGTGAAGATGTATGTTTTAACATTGAATGCCCAGTGTGCGGATTAAAGGATGAAGAATGAATGAACACAATGAATTAGTTATGCGAGCCAGCAAAATGTCTTTCCTGTTAGGTTTAGCAACAGGCGGTTTATCAGAGCTTATCAGATTAGACCTACGTCCACAGGAGCAAAAGCAGCCTACAGTTTCCTTGCTCGGGTATTGTTTACTGTTCAGACTCCAATCATTGAATGAACAGACGAAAGAGTTCGCAAAGAGGTTTTGTGAAGACAACAAAGACATGCTTAAAAGGCTAGCTGATAGATGAGCAAACAAAAGAAGCTCGAAGCACTGTATAACAAGATACCGAATATCGATTGCAAAGGTTTGTGTCATCCATCTTGTACTATAGTGCCAGCATCAAAGATTGAGATTAAGCGGGCTAAATCCCGAATGGGTGGAAAAAATCCATTCAATCCAGCAACCGCATTGAAGCAATTACAAGCTGGAGCGAATAAAATTCCAAGTTGTGGCGCATTAAAAGATAATAAATGCTCCATTTATACCGCAAGACCTGCTATATGTAGACTATATGGAGTAGCCGAAGGTCTTGAATGTCCTTTTGGTTGCGTACCAAAGATTAAAATCAGTAAGCAGGAAGCTTACAGTATTGTGAGGGGAATCGAAGCCCTATGACAGAAACCGCTGACAAGGAACAGTTGGCATCAGAGCTACGGTCAAGTTTGATAGAGTTCACAAAGTTCTTCTATCCATTATTGACTGGCCGACAATTTATTATCTCGCAACCTGTAGGACGTGAATCTCATCACATTACGATTGCTCGGGCGTTGACCTGTGCTTCACGATTAGAGATTCCCGATCACCGTTTGCTTGTCAACATCAGCCCAGGTTCCGGCAAATCAACATTGCTGTCCATGTGGGTTGCGTGGACGCTTGCCAAATTCCCTGATTCCCGATTCTTGTATATTTCATATTCCAAAGTACTCGCAGCGAAACATACTGAAACCATAAAACGTATAATGCAATTAGCACATTACGTTTATCTATTTGACGTAAGGATTAGACATGATTCAAAAGCCCGTGAGTACTTTCAAACAACAGCTGGTGGAGCAGTCGCAGCTTTTGGTTCAGGTGGTGCAATCACTGGACAAGATGCTGGCTTACCCGGATTGGACAGATTCACAGGTGCGGTTATTATCGATGACGCGCATAAACCTGATGAAGTCCATTCTGACACAATTAGACTCTCTGTTATCGACAATTACAGAGAAACAATCCAACAACGTGCCCGCGGAATCAACGTACCTTTTATCTTCATTGGCCAGAGACTCCATGAAGACGATCTCGCAGCCTATTTGCTAGCAGGTAAGGACGGTTATAACTGGACAACAGTTATACTAAAAAGTATTGATGCTGCCGGAAATGCGCTATATCCAGAGGTTAATACCCTTCAATTCTTATTGATTAAACAAGAACGCGATCCTTATGTGTTCTCATCACAATACCAGCAAGAACCAATACCCGCGGGTGGCGCACTCTTCAAGCCTGATTGGTTTGTGATGCTCGAAGAAGAACCAGACGTATTGTATAGCTTCATTACTGCCGACACTGCCGAGACAGCCAAGAGCTATAATGATGCTACCGCATTTAGCTTTTGGGGTATTTATGAGATAGAATCGTATGGTGTAAAAACTGGTCAATATGGGCTACACTGGATTGATACATTAGAGACTCGAATAGAACCTAAAGACTTAAAAGATACATTTTTGGACTTTTGGCAACAATGTATGAGGTACAAGAAGCCGCCGCAAATGGTAGCTATTGAAAAGAAGTCAACTGGTGGAACGCTTTTGAGCTTATTGGATGAAATTCGTACTGTTAAACTGATGGATATTCCACGGACGAAGGAACAGGGCAACAAAACGAAACGATTCTTGGAAGTTCAGCCGTACATTGCCGAGCGGCGGGTGTCATTCCCAATTTATGGCCGTCACGTTAAAGTATGTCTTGACCACATGAGCAAGATTACAGCAAACGAAACGCATAGATGGGATGATATTGCAGATACGGCAGCGGACGCGATAAGGATGGCATTAATCGATAAAACCATTATAGCATCACACGTGAATAAAGCGGATTACTCAGAAATGGCCAGAAATATGATGGCTCCGAGTAATAAAATAAACAGGTTGAGGCAAAGTGCTTATACACGATAATTAAATCAGATACAATTGGGTAAAGGGAAAGGATTTCTCTACAAGGAGCTACAACAATGAAGGACGTAGCAAAACGCTATCAAGATAATCTTGCGCGTATTAAGAAGAAAGTTCGTAATGCGCATGATTATTTTAAAGACAATTATGACCGTTATAATGAGTTCAGACGCTTTGTTTTTGATTCTTCACTGAAAGAAGATGAGATCACTTTACTTCAAACCATTGGACGACCGCAACTAGAATTCAACGTACTCGAAGCATATATTAGCAGACTTCTTGGTGAGTTTTCAAAGCAAGAACCTGATATCGAAGTCAATGCTTATGATGAAGATAAAGCAGACCCTATCACCATTAAGGTTGTGGAGCAACATCTAAAGCACATGTTTATGGATGATAATAACGAACATACTCGTTATGAAGTCTATAAAGACCTGCTTTCAGGAGGCTTTAGCACCATCAAAGTGTTCACTGAATATGAACATCCTATGTCGATGAATCAGGTGATTAAGATTCAGCGTGAAGAGCCGACACTCACAGGCTTCGATAAGCTGGCACGATTCTCACATAAAGGTGATGGCCAATTCTGCTTTCAGTTATTCCCCAAAGACAAAGAAGAGTTCCTTGAAGAAAATCCCGACATAAAACTGCAAAACTTAAGCTTTAGACGTGATTTTGCGGGCTTTAATTGGTCGTATCAAAATGATAACAGCCAAATCATTGTCGTTGCGGATTACTACGAGAAAAATCGCAAAGAGGAAACAATTGTTCAAGTGCGTGATGGCCGAGTCATGACTATGAGCCAGTATCGCAAGATGGTGGACTCGTGGAATGATATTACCGTACCACCTTCTCTCATTGGAAAACCAAGGAAAACCTTAATTGACAGTATAAGTCGTTATCGAGTAATCGAAAACCAAGTACTTGAATATGAAGAAACCGACTTTTCTCACTTGCCATTGGTATTTATTGACGGCCATTCGCTGATGATAAAGACTCCAAAGAACGGCAACATCAGACAGGTAACACGACCCTATGTCTATCATGCTAAAGGTGCGCAACGCCTTAAAAACTATGCGGGTATTTCTCTTGCCAATGAGATTGAAAATACGGTACAGCATAAATTTATGGTGGCTAAAGAAGCCCTTCCCAAAGAGGAGGAATTTTTACAGGCTTACAAGGACACTCAAAAAGAATCTGTGTTGGTTTATAATTCTGTTCATGAGTCCAACCCTGACATGCCAATTAGCAACCCAATCCGCGAAGTCAATAGGATTCCGTGTCCTCCTGAGATTGCACAGGCTTTCACTGGAGCTGATTCACTCATTCAAAATGTT